CGGCTATTGAGCGTGCCGTCAAGCTTGTAGGTACCGGTAACGCTTCCCCCGTCCTGCGCGTATGCCGCGTTCACCAAGGTGTTGCAGTCAAGGTCTTGCGTGCCGCCCGAGGGAATGGTCAGTAGTTCTTCTCCGTCCCATGTCAGGGTCGCATCCTCGCAGGGGGTAGGCTCACACGGGCACAGGTCCGCGATGGTGGCTTGGATAACGGTGCCACCCTCCCACGTTGCCGTGATGGGCGAACTCTGATCGCCCGTTGAAACAGCTTCAAACGTCTCATCCGTTATATTCCAAAGCCCCCATGCTTCATCCCCAACAGACCAAGCTATTGCAAGGGCAGGGTCAAGCTGAGGCTGCGGATACCAAGCGTGGAACCCAAAGAGATCCGCGCCGGGTACGAATAGAAGTGTCACCGCTGGCTCTCCTGACAACTCCGCCACCAAAGCATTTACGGGGTCGTCGCAGTCCAGCGTGATTTCAGCGCCGCACGGCTCGGCCTCGTTGATAATCTCCACGCCGTTCAGCGTTGCCGTCAATGGGTCGCATGGTCCGCCGCCTTCGCATATCTGCGCTACCCGATCAGGCCCCAAACACTCTACGACCTTGGCGTTGGACGCCTTGGCGATGATGGCGCACACCACATCCGTCAACTCGCCACACCCTTCAAAGCATCCTTCCGCCGCATCCACCTCCATAATGATGTCGATGGCCACAAGCACGCGCTCGCTCGGTATAATGGGCAGTGGCTGGAACTCCTGCGTAGCGAAGTCATCTATCTGCCACAGGATGCTCGACATATTCACCCGATATGCACCGGATGCCGTGACAAACTGCTTGCGAGCTTGGCGTATACTACCTGCCGTCTGAACAAGCAATCCCGGCAACTCCGCACACTCGCTACGGTCCAGCAATGCCACAAGGCGGAAGGGCAGGCGCACTCGGACGCCGCTGCAAGGGTCTCCGATGTCTGTCGGCTCCACGCGGGCCTGCCCGTTTATCCGCACGTATGACCACGACCCGTTGAGGTCGTTGGCTACCGATACCCATTGGCCGGCGCCTACGTGTACCGCTGGCTGGCCTTGCACGATCTGCGCCCATCCGTGCCGCGTATCCACCGGCAGCGTCTCTGCCGCCACATTCAGCACGTCTATGATTTGCGCAATCATCGTAGGGCCTCGTTTATCAGCCGTTGCACTTGCTCGGCTTGGTACTGGATCTCAAAATCGGTCAACTCCAGGAACTCACCTTTTTGCTTGGCGATGCCTTCGGCCTTCTTCCATTGTTCATCGGACATGACAATCTCGCACAGCAGCCCGCCATCCGATACCCGTGGTGATGGCACCGGACCACCGAGCCACGAGATACGCATGTCGCCGGTCAGTTCAAAGGGGAAGTCCTTGCGCCCCTGCGATGCCTTGGCAGCAAGGTAGGTCGGTGCCCACTGTCCTTTGATCTTGCGGCCCGTCTTCCCTTTGCCGTTGGGCTTCTGGGGGAATGGTGGCTTGTAGATGTAGACTTGGTAGTCTTCCTTGTACTGGATCGGCGAACCGTTCGTTAGTTGCCCATCGGTCCAGATACGGCGCTGCATTTGCACCATCGTGAGCGTAGTGGCGTTGAACAGCACAGTGGTATTGTTGAATACCATGGTTAGGCGCTTCAAATACTCTATGTATTCCTGCCGCGTCATGGCAGCGAAATGGTTGAGCGAAGCGGCGTGTAGCAGGTGAAGCACTTGGGGTCATCCGGCAACCTCATCCGTCCGACCGTGTTCTGCATAGCGGCTACGTATTGCTGCCCGTAGCGGTCGGCCCGTGCCTGCAAGTTGTCAAGGTTCAGGCGCGTGCTGTTGAGTCTGGTGTAGCTTTCGATACCGCGCCGCATGATGGCCTCGCCTACCTTGTACAAGTACGGCAGCGCCAGCACGTCCTTAACCTCGCACAGCAGTTGCGAATGGGCGCATTCCAGGGTGACCAGCACGCTAAGGCCGCTGGTATTGCTGCTGCGTTGGATGTTGGACCTCTTCACCGGCAATGCGGGGGCAATCCGACCACCCCACACCGACACGTCGGACCCAAGTTGGCCCTTTACGCATGTGGTGCATCCGCTGGCATCGGTAGTGGTCCGATACCAATCCGGCAGTGTGTGCGTGATGAAGTAGCTTTTCTTGCGGCGGTAAGCAGGCAGTGCTATCTGCACGCCTTCAGTGATGTTTCGCCCCGCGATGATGTCGATGGTTCGCGTAGCGACCACGCTACTGTCATCAAGGTCGTACACCGTTACGGTCGCCTGTGTAGTGACGTTCGACCACAGCCCGATGCTGCCGATGCGCAGGACCATGTTGCTGTTCTGCCACGTCTGGTTCCGCCCGATCTCGATGACGATGCCACCGATGCCGGTGCCGCTTTCCAAGGTCTGCCGGTCGTCGGCCTGTCCTACAAGTACGCGGTCAAGGAAGGTCCGGCGTATCATGCGCGGGGCGAACTGCGCCACCACGTCATTGTACATCACGGCGCGGGCTATTTTCTCCGCATTAGCAAGGACCGACCCCGTGGTATCCTCGCGTCCTGCGATGTCGGCCAGTAGTGATTCGTCGATACCTATGCTCTGCAATGTCAACACGCCGGGGTCACCACCAGCACAGGTGGCATCCATGGTGATCAGTCCGTCGAAACATTCGAGCATCGGTGAATGTGTTATGACGTTCGGGGGGCGGGTCACAGTGAGCGGTTAGTTTCCCGCCCCCCTCGGTCAGTTTGTGTTACTCAGCGCACGCGGTGTCCACGCACTTCAGGGCTTGGCCCAGAGCGGTGTAGATGACACCGTTGTACTCATCGCCGATGGCGAACAGGTCGGTCGGCAGCGCGATCACCTTGCCCGTGAAGGTCACGGCAACGCTCAGCGTGCCGCAAGGATCCTTCAACGTCACATCATACAGCAGGCCCAAGCGGGGGCTGCGGATGGTGAAGTAGGCGTAGTTGCTGGACTGGTTCCACAGTTCGCCCATGGCGGTCTTACCCTCCGAGCGGCTGAAGTTCAGCACCTGCAACGCGCCGGGGGCGGTCACCAAGAAGCCGTCCTGTCCGTCGGGGTGTGCATTGGCCACGCGCTTGTCGTAGCCGTAGGCGAAGCCGAACTCCGCTTGGATGCCACCGAGATCCAGACCGTAGTCGCCGCAGCAACCGTGGTTGAGGAACTGCATGTACTTCCGCATGGTCTGGCCACCGAAGGCAGCGAACTCGCCGGGATATCCCGAATCGTCCAGCGCGTTACGCAGGTCGATGAAGGTGTCCGGCAGCGGCTTGCTGTTCAGGTCGAACGTGGGCAGTTGCAACACGTCGTTCGTGACAGTCGTGGTCACGTTGGCACCCCATCCACCGGTAGCGGCCAAAGCCACAGCCTGGTTCGTGAGTTCCGTGGCGATGCGGCGATCCAACGCGTCGATGTGCTTGGCCAAGTGACGGGCCAGGAAAGCGGCGTTGTCCTCACAGGCCAGTTCATTCACGTCGATGGGGATGGCTCCAGTGATCTGGAAGTTCTCGTCCGGGTCGAGGGTGTAGGTGGCTACCTCCTGACCGTAGTACCCCGTGCCTTCGCAGTTGGGGTTCGGCTGGTTGGCTTGCACCGCGCTCTCAGGCAGACGGCGATCGTACAACACCTCTACCGTGCGGATCTTGCCGCGGCCGGGGGTGATGCTTTGGGCGATGTTCCTGCGGTTGGCAGGGGACGCCAGGTACTCGATGAACGGCATACGGTCGATACCGCTTGCGCCGATCCACTGTTGGTCCAAGAAGCCCTGCACAGCGGGGCAGGCTTGTTGGATGGCTGAGAAATAGCTTGGCATGGTCTTCGGTTTTTGAAGTTTTCCGCCTGAATTGCAGCGGCGGGAACCTGCTTGAACCATTTACGGTCTGGTAGACCGAAGACCCATTTACGGCCGGGGCAGGCCGAATGTCATCCCGAACCTACGACACGGGCATCACGGGTGGCCCGGTTCGACGTACCGCAGGGGTCTGGGGCGTGCCGGGTTGGGCGGGCGTGGTGGTGGTCGTAGATACAGTCTTGCGTACCGGGGTGCCCGCTTGCGGAGCACCACCGATCAATTTTGCTTCCTCCGCGTGCTGCTTGGCCAACTCATCAAGCGTGGCAAAGGTCTGCGCCTTGGTCTTGTTCATCACGATGGAACCGTCAGGACCGAGCACCTTGTACGTGCCGTCCTCGTTGAACTCCGGCTTGTACTTGCTGCGAATCTCAGCCTCAAAGCCTTTCTTCTCGTAGCTGCTGATGCCTTCGCGGTATTGGATGGATTCCAAAGCACGGGTGTAGGCTGCTTCGATTTTGGCTTGTGCCTCGCGCTGCTTCAGTCCACCCTCCAGCGTGGTGTACTTGGTCTCGTACTCCTTGGCCTGTGTGCCGAACGCATCGCGCTCTCTGATGGCATCGGCCAACTGCTTCTTCAGTTCCTCCACCTCGGCGGGGGACTTGCCTCCCTTTTGCGCTGCGGCTACTTCGCTACGAAGCGTGTTCACTTGGCCGCTCAGGACACCGCTCAGCGTGTCGATTGCCTCGGTAGGGTCCAAGGTATCGAAGTCGATGTCGGTCACGCCAACGGCCTTGCCGAACGCTTTGAGCTTGGAGCGGATGCCGTTGTTGACCTTTCCGAACACGCGGGTCTGCACTTCCTTATCGGTGTGCGCGATGTCACGGCGTAGGAAGTTCTGATCGAAGTGCGCCTTGAGGGCATCTTCATCGGCGAACTCTTCCAAGTTCAGGTCCAGGTACTGGACAAGGGCTTCAGGCTTGATCGGCATCGCTCACTGTGGTTTTGACGCGCGGGCGTCCGCGCTTGGGTTTCTCTTGCACTTCCTCGGCGACCTCTTGGAATGTATTGTCCGTGTCGGTCACTTTGTTCGCCACTGTGTTCTTCAACTCGTTCCACACAGCGGTCGGAGCAACTGCGGTGAACACCTCGTCATATGGCCGGTATCCCATCTGCCGGATGCTGGTGCCTTGCAGCACCTTTTCACCCAGCCAAACAACCTTTCCCGATGGCGATACGAATTTGACCTTGCTCATGCCTGCAAATATAGTAGCATTCTTGGAATGCAAAACTATTCGATGTATCCTTTCTCACGCATCCGGTCAAGGTCTTCCTCCGGCACGCCGATACGCGGCACCGGAATCAACACATGACGGCAGCTATTCCGATCTCCATACCACCCGCCAAGGTGCAGAAAGATGGTTTGCTCGTTGGTGCCTTCCACCATCCCATCCCATCCATCGCCACGCGCAGCATCGCGTCCCCATTGCTTGATTTCTTCGCGGTGCCAGTACTTCCCTTCCCGGTCACGGCAGAACTCGCGCGTGGTCTTGATTGGTCGGCCTTGGTAGAAGAAGAACTCAGCCCCTACGCTCTCGGCCACGGCAGCGGTAGCGGTGCGCTGCAGCATGAGCGGTGCGCTTTCTACGATGCCTGCGGTGGCCTGCGTCACGGCTCCGCTCTCCACGATGTTGTCGATACTACCGAGCATATCGGTAACAGGACCGCCAACGGCCACGGCGTAGATCATGCCGTTCGCCACGGTGTTCCAAAGACTGCGCTCGTAGGTCTCCGGCGACAGAAGTAACCCTGCGGCTTGTTGCTTGAATGTGCGGTCTATGGCGGCTACCAAGTCCGGGTCAAGGTCATCGAAGTCGCCGAAGGCATCAAGCACATCCTGCGAAATGGTGTCGAACGATTCGACGTATTCCGTGATGGCCTCAACAAGTTCATCGTCGATGAAATCGTTGCGCATGGCGGCGACAAGGGCTGCGATGGATGCAAGGTTCTCCGGCGTGCTTCTTACGCGGCCTCCTTCCGTCTCGATACCCGCTGCAATGCGTTGGATGCGGGACGATAGGCGCGGAGCGAACTCCAGCAGGGCCTCGTTTAAGCGCGTGGCTGCGCTTTCTCCGGTGTCGCGTGCCTCGGTTATGCTCATGCGGTCACAGCCCTAAGAAGCGTCTGCATTGGGTTGGATGCCGTAGCCGCTGGAGTGGTCGTCTGCGTTGCTTCCACCTTGGCCTGCGCGATAAGGCGGTCCACCTGCTCGGTAACCGGCAAATTCCTCAATCCTGGGTCTTGGGCGGTCATCTTTTCCCAGATACCCATACCGCTGAAGTGAAGCAGGATTTCCCAAGGCTGAACACGTCCGGCTGCCGCCTCGGTCTGGATAGCAGTCCAGTCCATCGTCTGCAATCGGTCGGCACGAAGCACCACCGCGAAGTTGTCCATCGCTTCGGGGTCGTTCCCGTAGCGGCTCTGCACGTACTGCCATGTGAGGTAGTCCACGATGGGCGGCGGCAAACGTTTGTCGATGGCCTGCGCGATTTCAGCCAGCAGGTCGGCATCCGTGCGCAGGTCGTAGTGGCTCGGTGGGCGCAGGACGTAATCCTGCCAGTCCTTGCCGTGGCGCATCTTCCCGATGCACAACACCGCGAAATCCTTGATGACGAACAGGCGGTCCGCGATGGGTTTCACGAACGCATCCTTTGCGCGTGCATTCAGGCCCGCCTCCGTTGCTGTCTTTGCGTCGCCACCCACCATAGGCGCTTCCGCGTCAAGGTGCATGATGTTCCGGGCGTCTTTGATGTTGCCCTTGTACCGCTCCCAGATGTAGCGCACCGTTTCCACGGAGGGACTGACAAAGGCCAGCGCGTTGGTCGCATCAATGCGGGTGCTATCGCTGCCTACTTGGTCCGGCACGGGGTTGATGACCACCTGACCCATCGGAGAAAGGCGCGTCTTCCATCCGCTTCCTTTGCAGCTTGGGCATTCATGCTTGATGGTGTGCTCGGCACCCGTTACGGCGTTCGCCTGCACCCATTCCAGCCACCCTGTCCCGTTGCAGGCGTGGTGGTCTTTATCCTCAAAGTCGCAAGGGCTACCCATCACCACGGTATGCGGGTAGACGCACTTCGCCTCAGATGCTCGCAGGTAGTGCTCCTGAAGCATGGCGATGTCCAGGATACCGGCCACAGCGAGATACGGGCTTTCCCACACCAAGCGGTTGGACCGATACACAGCCTCGCCGCCCCAATGGATGCAAGGCGGGAACCCTACTCCATGCGTGAAGTCCTCCACAATGCTGAAGGTCCAATCCAGCATCCTTCCGGTCTGCTCGATGCGCCACACCTTTTCGTCATCCACCAGCCACAGCACAAGGCCCCAAGGCTTCGTGGTGTTGCCATATTGCACGTTGCTTTTCTCTTCGCGCAACAGCAGGTAATAACGGTCGTATTCAAAGCCCCACACCTGCTCGCACTTGTAGTAGGCGATGTCGGGGTCAAGCATCCCGAGCGGGTCCATGACCATCGTTCCGTCTTCGCGCTCGATGGCGGGGATGGTCGTTGGAAGGAACGTCAACACGCCCATGCTGTCCTGCATCATGGTCGATATGCCTGCCGACTTGATGAAGTTGGACAGGCTACCCCATTCCTTGATATTCTCGGTCACGTATTGCTCAACGTCCTGTGCCGCTGGGTTCTCTCCGAACTCCAAGGCCCAGTTACGTTCATGCAAGGCACGGCCAACGGTGTTCTTCAGGTCGCTGAATACCGGCAGCGTCACGGGCTTGTAATTGGCCCGCAGCCAGGCAAGCTCTCGCTCGGTCTGGTTGGGTGCGCGTTCCATGAACAGGTGGTCCGGGAACTCCCCTTGCACGGTGTGTGGCAGCAGTTGGTGACGCTGCTGGGAAGCGCGGTTGTACCCCGGCCAAAGTTCGGGGTATAGCCCGTCATTGGTCTTGGTCAACTCACCTTCCTTGATGTGGTCCTTCACCTTCGCCAAGACCACATCCCATATGTCACGTACCTGCTGCTCGTTCATCACTTCTTAGGGGTCTGGCGCACTACCGGACGCACCACGGGGCGCGGCGTTTGGGTCTTTGGGCGGCTGGAGGAAGGGCGGCTTCCACATGCTTTACAGGCCATGGCTATCGGGGTTTTTGGTCAACGAATTTGTCCTCTCGAATGAAGTTGCTCTTTAGGTCGTGCGGCCTTCCTTTGGCCGTCATCACCTGGCGCATAACGGCATCGTATTTCTCAACGTGGCGCGGTGGCACGCTGCCTTTGCCGCGTCCGCTGCCCCACAATGAAAGGATGTAGTACTTATCCCGCACCTGCGGCAGGCTGTCGAAGCCCTTGCCAAAGAACATCGGGGTATCGGTCCATGACGGGTCGTGGCCCATCACCGTGCAAGCAAGGCTGAAGAACAACTCGTCGGGGAAGGTCGTTCCCCACTTGTGCTTCAGGTCCGTCAACGCCCACTTCTTGTACATCGCGTTGGCGTTGATGTAGATCTCGTCCAAGAACAGGCCCGGACGCATGAACGCCCAACTCGATTGCAGGCCGTAGAAGATGGCGGTATCCGGTAGGTCGTGTTTCTCCCGGCACTTGGCAGGCGTGGCCCACTCGAAATACTGGATCGTCTCGCCTTCCTTGCCTTTGCCTTTCACCTCTGTGATGTAGGCTCTTCCGTCCTTTTGCAGCGCCTCGATCCACGGTGTGATGTTCTTCAGCACCACACCATCAACGTCAAGGTACAGCGTTGGTCCGTCTATCAGTTGTGGCAGTTGCAGCTTGATGTCGCACGGGTTGTTCCCGATGTCGGCAGGGAGCATCTTGACCGAGGCCATTGGATGCACCCAATCCGGCAACACGGTACGGCAGCGATCATCGACCAGAAGGTTGATGTCGCCGCCGAAGCCGTAGTGCCGTAGTGACGCGATAAGGTTAGCGGCTGCAAAGGCATAGCCCTTGCGACCGAAAGCCAGCAGCGTCACCGAGGCCAGCATCAGAACACGCCGGTTACGAAATCCAGGATGTCCGGGTCCACCTTGTTCTTCCACTTCACCTCGAAGCTGAAGAACTGGCGCTCGGAACTGGTCGCAGGGCTTTGACGACCACCGGCAAACTTCACCTCATCGCTGATGTAGGTGAACCGCTGCGCGTCACACTCCAAGATCAGCGCACCTCCGATGAGGAAGCCCACGGATTCGTTGATGGAGTTGTAGAACCGCTGGCGGTCGGCGTTCACGTTGGCATCTTCCCATGTCAGCGTCCGGTCGTAGTTGATCGTCTGCTCGGACCCGCATGGGTCGAAGCTCTCGGCGGTCACTGCGCTCGGCGCGTTCATGGTGATACGCAGGTTCGGACCCGTCACCTTCTTCGCCCGATCGGTAGCAATGAGTGCTTCGATCTTGGCGGCGTCGATAAGGTCGGGGTCGCCGTCATCCGTGATGTCTTCACGGGTGACGTCACATTTGAACAGGATAGCGGCGGACATACCGCCGTTGACTGCTTCTGGGCATAGGTCCAATGAACCTACATCGGCCCATTCGTCCACGCAGTAGTACGGGGGGCAAATTGCTTCGGCCATCTTAAAGGCTTGGTTAGATAAACGCAAGCCTTGGGATTTATACGGCCCCCCAAGGTTTGGGGCCGAAAGATGGGATGACGGGCGCTAAGGTATTGCAAAGATGTTGGCCTTGCAATAGTGCGGCCTAAGTTGGTTCGGGATAGTCGTCGTCGCTTCCCATTATCCACGCTATGAGGATGACCACTGCGGCGAGGGCTGTCAGGAGTAGGTAGGTCATGGGTCAACGGTTATGGTCCATCCGGGGGAGCGGCCTTCGAGTTCGGCCTTGGCGGTCAAGCCTGCGCCGGAAGGGGGGGCTGCGGGGGTTTGGTCCTGAAGTTCGATGAAACCACTTGTCGCAGTGAAGGTTGCAGATGCCTGAACAAGCAAGGTGTTTACCTCGGATGTTGTCAGATTCGAGTCCACAATGGCGAAGTATTGAATGCCGGGGAAACCGGAAACCGAAGGGACCGCTCCGGGCGAAAACTCAGCACCCTGAAGCTGAAGCCGTTCCAGGTTCACCATCTGGTCGATTGCAGGTGGTTCACTAAACCGAACACCAGTGGGCTGCCACTCAACCATCGTGTCTAAGTTTGATGAATCGAGACTTGACAGGTGTAGCTCCCCGAAGTCGGTTCCCATCTGTATGCTGTAGAAGGCGCCAGCCACGGGATTGCCAACACTGTCGGATGCGTAGACACAGTATGAGCCGGGCTTCACACTTCCTTCTGCGATGATATAACCGCTGTCGTCGTTCAGTGTCGGCACCACATTACCATCAGGCTCTATGACGGTGAAGTACTCCGTCTCGCCAACGGTTGTTGATGTCCTTTGAATAAAAAGCCCTTGGTCGGGGTCGTCATCGTAGTCGAACGTGAAGTGCTGGCACCCTTCGGGGAAGTCGATGACTTCGCAGGACGATGGCACTTCAAGAACCTCCCGCACATCATTGCACAGCGGATCCTGTGCGTTTACGAACGTGATCTGGATCAGTTGGCCGCTGAGCACGGGGCCGAGCGCGTATGGACCAGCGACCCCGCCCACACTCACGGGAGTCTGTGCTACTTCGTCGATGCTCCAGTTGATTTGTGACACCTCGAATCCGAGGCTGCTCAGGACATCTACACGGATGAACAATTCGCCCTCTACCCACACGGTAGCAATGGTGACATCGGCGGTGCTACAGATGGGGTCGTCTGCTGGATCGCACCCCGGCCCGGCGTCGTCGCACAAGACTTTCCGCACCAACTCCTGCACCTTGCGTACATTGAGAGCCACGCCGCCAGAGCCGGTCAGCGAATCATATCCTGGCGCGTAGGCCTCGGCATCGATGCTCCATGCTCCGTCTTCGATATAGAAGTGGTCGAACATCGACATCGCAGCGAGGAACGGATGCAACTTCTCGTTCTGGATTTCGATCAGGAACTGGTACACGCTCTGCCTGTCGATAAAATGCCGGTTGATGCGGCCATTGCTCAGACGTTCCTCCGCGACTTCATATTCCCACGTCGGACGTATCAAGGACGCTTGCACACGGACCTCGAAGCGGCCCGCCACGAAGCCCAGGGCCTCGGCATCGTTGCATACGCGCAACTTGACGGTGCTCTTGCAATCCGCGACCTTGAACGGCTGGCTGCACCATTCGACCGGATTGCCGTAGCCGCAGGCATCGCGGAGCACGAAGCCGAAGCAACCGGACACGGCCTCCGGCAGCGGCCACTCGACCACCACGTTGCGACCCGAGTAGGTGAAGAGGTATGGTTGGTTGACGGGATCGACCACGGCGACATCCACCCCATTCTGCACGATGGCGAGTTCGAAGGAGGTGTTGGCATCGTAGACGAAGACCGAACCGATGCAGCCCGCGCTCGTGTCGTCCGCGAGTTGCAGCTGCAGTTGGTCCGTGTTCTGCGCTATGAACGTGAAAACATACTCGCCGACTCCAGTCAACGAGAAGATGAGGCCAGCGACGTTCACAAAGAAGCCGGAACCCTGCACGGAGTTGACCACGATGCGGAGCTCATATAACTGCCCGACATTTGGAGTCCAGTTCGTGTTCTGCAGGATGCTACCGCCGTTGTCCACAACCGCGCACACACCACCGGCCCCTGTCTGAACGGTCCACCCGACCGTTTCGTTCGTATTCCAATCACCGCCCTTGAACGTGGGTGATACGATCCACTGTTCGGCACCCTCGCAACGTTCCTGTTGGAACTGCAGTAGCACCGTGTCGCCTTCTGCAATCAGGGTCGGATGATCGACATCGGGACACGACGTGATGATCTCTGTCGGCAACAAGTTGATGGGCTGATTCGGTATGGGCGTCAGGCTCATTTCTGGGATCGTTTACAGAGCAGTGTGTAGGTAGTTGTGCCGCGATAGATGTTGCGCTTGGCCGTCTTGATGTGGCCCATTTTCAGATTCGTATCTGGTGCCACCTCGACAGCCAGCGCCGGGTTGTCGGTGAGGGCCTTCCACTTCGCGGCTGTTGTGATGCGGTCGAACTCGTAGGTGATGATGCGCGATTCGAGATTGTTGCCGGTCACGCCGCCGCCCTGCGCCACGAAATCGGTGTAGACCGATGCCCCTTCGCGCACGTAGAGCGTGGTCTGGTTGGACACGGGAAGACCGACAAGACCCCACTCCAGGGTGAAGGTCACGTAGTCGGTGGCGGTCATGGGGAAGCTGAACCCAAACACGTCCTGCCAGTTGGACATCGAACCTTGGCGTGGCTGTCCGGTCTGCTGTGCGGTGGTGATCAGCACGTTGGATGCGTCGAACAAGTTTGCGGTCACGCGCGGGAAGAAGACGCCGTTTGCGCCACCGGCAAAGCGGAAGACCATGCCGAACTGATAGAATCCGCCGTTTGGCGCCGTGTAGCGCTGCGTGCCGACATCCCATGCACCATCGGGGTCAGTATTCGGCGGCGTCGTGTCGTCGTTGAACACCAGCGCCGGACCAGCAACATAGGTGACCACGAACGGCGCGGTGTTCGGATATGTAACCGCTGGCGTCTGCGTGGTCGCCGATGCACGGAAGTTGCCCAATAGTGGTGACGTGAACAAGCCCACACTCGATGGCAGGGCGTAACGCTCCAGCACATTCTTGTTCAGGATGGCCTCGTTATAGAGCGGGTCGGGGCTTGCGGGGTTGAACCAAAACCCAGGAGTCGCCTGCCCCGTGAATATACCAGAAATGGCATATTGGAACATCACGGTCGAATCGTCTTCACCATCATCACCCCCGAGCATCCGTTCCAATGTGTTCGTGTCGATGGTGTACTTGCTCACGAGGTCGAGCACACTGTCGGTGTTGCACTCGGTTTCAAAATGGAACTCCTCCCGGCTGAATCCGAGTAGGGTCAGAAAAGGCAGCGCCTCGACGTTCCCTTGATTCTTCGTGCCGTTCTCACTGCCCACGTCGACCCGTGCCCACAACTGCTCACGGTCCACTGATTGGATCAGGTTGTCAGTCCACTCAAAAGATGCGGCCTCGGTGTCGACGAACGTGTCGCCCTCTGGCTCGATGTAGGCCACCGCGTTGCCGCTGGTGTCGCGCCGGATCGTGAGCCAGAGGTTATACTTCTTGGCGAGTTCCAAGAACAGTTCCTCGAACTTATATATGATGGCGGTGCCTTCCGGTGTCACGTCTGCGGTCCGGAACTGGTAGCCGGTAGTGATGGCCCACCGCTGATCTCCGGGCAGTCCCGAGTACCAAGAAGACTGCAAGGCGATGGCGCCATCGGTCATGTACTGGACCGCGTGCTGCATACACAGGAGCCAGTCATATGTCACGCGGGGATCGGGAAGCGTTGCACCACTGGCAGGGTCGAAGACGTTCAGGGGCAACTGCGGCACCGGGGTGATGGCCACACCGTTCTTGGAGAGATCGGCCAGCGGTGAGATCGGGATGCCCCGATTGTTCGATATGCGGGCGTCGACACCATCATCGACCAGACTACACTCTACCTCACACCTGTTCAGGTTCCATCGACAGTCGGCCAGGATGATGTTGGCACGGACCACGAGCAATGTCGAATTGCCACATGTCTCGGTGCACTCGTAGGTGACGATGCCACAGTCATTTGAAACGAACATGTCGCGAAGCATGCGATAACCACCACGCGTGAATGTGCTAGAACCCGGATACTTGATCGAAATCGTGCGCTTTTCCAGATCGCGCACGATCTCCTGCTCGAAGGTCTTCCACTCCGCAGGCTCCGCAACCTCAATCCCGTTGATGGTGTGCCGGAAGCTCATGCGGTGTAGCGTGCGTTGCGGCCCCTGTTCAGGCCCTGTGCGACCATCGCCAGGAGTTCGGTCTGCTTCCGCTGTTCGCGCAGGCTACCGACACCGGCCATCGTACCCACCAAACGGCGGTCGTTGAACGATGGCGTAGCGGTTGACGTGGTGGCCTTGGCGGAATAGCCGTTCAGTTGCGCGGTGGTGTTCAGGAACTTCTCGAACTTACCGTCCCGCATCATTTCAAGGTATGGCAGGTAGCGGTTGGTCTTGTCCGTTGGCATGATCATCTCGCCCTTGTGGACGTTGGCGATATACCCGTCCCGTCCGCTGTGCATCTTGGTGCCGCCGTCCTTGCCCACGATGCCGCCTTCGTAGAACGACCCGGCAAGCTGTGACCGAAGGGCTGCGAAGGCGCTCTTGATCAGCGCACCTATTAGCAGGCCTGTGGCTATGCCCGCGACACCCTTGGTGCCTGCCTCGATGCCAAGGGCATTGAACGCTGCTATCAGCGCCTGCTTTTCAGCGGCCTCCAATGCGATGCCGAGCAATGCCTTGGACGTGTCCTCTGCCGTCTTAATGCTGCCATCGGCAAGGCCCGTCAGCACTCCCTCTACTTGTGTTGCGGCGTCCTGAACGATGGCCAGGCGCTGCGCCTCTTCCTCTTTCAGCTTTTCCGCATCGGCCTTTTGCTTCTCGGTCTGCGTCTGGTCGGCCTCTGCTTGGATGGCGGTAATCTTCTCCACAAGGCCCTGCTCGATCAGCGCGATGTTCTCGGCCTGCTGTGCGCGGATGTCAACGATCTGCTGCGCGTTACCCGCTGCCAGCTTTTCGAGGTTGTCATACAAGGCCCCTGCCGTCTCTACCTCCTTAGCCGCTTGTATCTTGGCCTCTTCGATGGCGCGGTCTGTCTCGGATAGGCCCGCCAGTTCTCGCTCCTGCCGTAGTTCGTCAAGGCGGTCGTTGACTTCCTGCTGCGTCTCGATGCGTAGCTTTTGGCGTTCGGCATCGGCCTCGGCGAGCTTCTTTTGGCGCTCGATCTCTGCGGCGGCATTCTCCGCATCCACCCCGGCGATGATAGCGCGGGCGCGGCGTCCAGCGTCCAAGCGGTCGGCCTCGATCTGGTCCTGCGCGGCGGTCAGCTTGGCAAGTTCCAACTGCCCTTCAAAGCCCACGTCGCTCTGTTTCTGCTGGAGCTTGATGCGCTCGATTAGCAAGGCGTTCTCCTTCAGGGACAGCCCGGCAAGCTGGTTCTGCGCGGCGATGGCCTGTTCCGCTGCCGCCTTGCGTGCATCACTGGTAGCGTTCACGTCCCGAGCGATGGCAAGCTGCTCCGATATGGTCCTATTGAGCCTTGCCTCTTCTTTGGCCCTGCGGATGGCAAGGGCTTCCAATTCCTCGCCTATCTCAAAGATGCGGTCGCCTTCCTTGGCTGCGCTGGCGATCTCTGCTCCGAAGCGTTCAAAGGCACGGCCCGCCTTGCCGATGGCGTCATCCACGCCCGTGATAGCCTGCACCGTGCTCTCCCCGAAGTCCAGCACGCCAGCCTTCACGCGGTCAAAGTCCAACGTGAACACCCCTGCCACAACTTCCCCGAACGCCTTGAACTGGTCAACAAGTCCATCGAGCCTGGTCACGAGGTTCTGCTTTATGGCCTCCCACAAGTCGGCCACGGCCTGCTTGGGGTTCTTGAACGCATCCACAAGGACGAACGATACCCTTTGAGCGATTCCGAGCAAGCGGTCCAGCACGGTGGTTACAATGGTGGTGACTTTTTGCAGCGCATCGGCACCGCGCTCGGTGCTCAGGAACGCCTTTCCAAGTCCAACGATAGCCCCAACGACAAGGCCCACCAATAGCACAATCGGGCCGAATGCCGACTTGAATATCAGGCCAAGGGCTTTGACAGCACCACCCACGCGGCCAAGGGCAGGAACGGCCTCGTTCACCTTGTCCTTGACCATCCCAATGGCACTCCCTGCGGCTCCGGCATCTTTGCCGACCTCCTTCATGCCCTTGCTGGCCTGCTTGGTAGCACCATCAAGGACTTTGAACTTTTGGGACGCGCTGCCAAGTTCCCCTTCGAGTTCCTTGGTGCCAGCATCAGCCTCGTTGGTGGCCTTGTCATAGCCCTCCATGCCCTTGGTGGCCTTGGCAAGGTTCGCCTCGTACTGGCTTATGTCAAGCTGAAACTGTGTGACTACTACCTCTGCCATCAAGGTCGGTGCTCACCGTGGGCGCTAAGGTAAAGCAGAATACGCTATCTCTGCGTTGTGGCGCACTGCTTCCTTTAGGTATCTATCAAATGTCTTGTCTGAGCAAGTGCGCACAATAGGCCACTTGCCCCCCACCCAAAGACTGTTGATGTAATCCTGCAATCCACAAACCTGCTGATAGGCTTCGCTTACTCCAAAATTGCTCCATGCCGCATTTAGCCACCTCTTAGCTATCGCAAAGAACCACGGGGCTGAACTGACAGTAATAATGGGATCATCGTTTTGATTCCATTGAAACTCAACCTTCGATGGCTTCCCTGTCCCGGGATGAAGGACTATAAAGTAGACGCACGAGCTTTGCATGGCCCATACTTCACTTCGGTATCGACCGCTCCAATCCTTCGGTGTACTTATTGGCCTATACGATATTTTAAGTTTACCCCGTCCGCTCATGGGCGCTAAGGTATCACTTCCGTGGCTTCTTTCTATCGGCCTCCACTTTCTCAACCAACTTCCTGAACCATTCCTCAACAAACGGAAGCGCCTCGGTCATAGGCATCCGCATCAGCCTATCGTATGCGTCCGGGTCATAGTCGGCAGCCCTTCGGAACAACTCCTTGAACCCGGACATCGCATCCTTCCTCCGGGTCGCTAAGAGGCAACCTTCAGCACCGCGTTTCTCCGGGCTTCCATCTGCACCCAGGCGCTCAGTGATTGCATGAAGCCTGCCTTGGTAGAAAGCGATGCGCCGAGCAATGTCACCAAGATCGGCGTATCGGTAAAAAAACGTAGGCCCGCTCTCCCAGCAGACCTGAAGGCTTCGACCTTCTCAAAGTGGATGGCTTCATCGAACACCTCGGGGTCTTCATCTTTGCGCACGCAGGAGAGCGCGGCAAGGGCGTAGTACGCCTCTTCGTGGATAATCTTGCGGGGACGGGTCACCAACTCGTTGAGCGCGAACCGCGCCTTGCTCAGTGCCTTGGTGCGGGCCTTGGGGTCTTTGGCTTCGGCGGCTTCGTCAATGAACCCACCGATGAAATCACCAAGTGCCTCGGCGTCCTTGTGCATGATGCCAGCGTCGATCTGGAGCATGATGTCCTGGACCTGTGCCAAGCGGTTCGGGGGCAACTTGCCCACGTGCTCGAAGGCGTAGTACTCGACGCCGTTCTGGTCACGGAAGGCGAACGGCGGATGTCCGTTCGGTCGGGTCGGCAGTAGCCCGAAGATGCGGAGCAAAAAGGTCTTCATCGGTGTATGGCTTCCTGAAGTCCGCACGCCGCCAAAAGGTACACCGGCAGCAGCCATAGGTTGATGTCAGGGAAGGTAAGCAGCGCGGCAGGAATGCCCCATGCGGATACCATGCAGCGCGGGCAGGTGGCAAGGGGCTTCTGAAGGAATGTCGGTAGGGTTGATACCAATTTAGCCCACCACTCCAGCACCATCCCTTCCCCCATCGCTACCCATGCGCCAAGGGGTACAAGGGCCATGACTGCTATCACTTCAATATGATCCATTGGATTGTCAGGATTGAAACCATTAGAAGAACGAGCCTCGGCATCACCTGTATCGCAACCCCCTCCAATCCCCAAGGGATATACACCTCAACAGGGTCGGCGCAGAGCCATTGCCACAACCTTGTCATCGGAGGCTCACCCATTGTTGCTCGTATTGGTGAACATCAGCCCCTGCAAAGACCTTCACGAACTTCACCGTGACGCCCATGACAGCATCAGCGGCGGGAATGAAGGTATCGGTGGCTTCATCGTACTCGTATGGCGTGAACGGAACCGGCTTGATGCCAAGGTACGCGGTGGGTGCCGTGACGCGCAACTCGTACAGTTGCCCCGGTGACAGGTCCGTTGGCATCGTGGCTACCACAGCAGGAAGCTCGTCGGTGTCAATGGACAGCAGTTGCACGCGGCCCGTGGCGCGGTTGGTCAGCGTCACGGCAGGGTCGGTGATGGGTGCTGCCACCTCTCCGATGTGCAGCAGGCCGGGTCCGTAGTCCTTGGCCGTGCAGTAGCTCAGGTCTTCGGCGCGTGGGGTGGTGGTGCAGGGGTTCATTTCTTTTCAGGGATTGGATATGGCGTCCCTGTGGTAAAGATGTGGTTCATCACCTTAAGATGAGCGAGTAATATGCTTTGATGCTCCGACAAGTAACGCACAACATCTGGCGAAGGACTCATGTCGCCAAGGTACTCACCATCCTTGTCAATTACGGATAGGAATGGGCCTGTTGGAATCTTCATCGCCTACGGTTCTGTGTTATCCAGTTGCGAAGATAGGTATTGACTGCGTACCGATAGCAGTCGAGCGCGTCAGCCTGCTGTGACGCCTTGCTGCGGTCCGCCTTCTTGATCTTTATGCTCGTCCCAGTCTGCTCGATTTCCACCGTCCGCATGTCGCTTATCAGGCGCGTGCAGGTGGTGTCGATGATGCAGTCGGGGTGCGTGGTAAGCACGAAGTTACAATCCTCCCGGCTCTGAAGGTGGGTCGGGTTGGCAGGGACCAGGAAGTTGTTCGGCGATACCCTCAACTCCTTTTGCAGCATATCGAATAGCCGCATGGGGCCTTGCGTGCCTATGCCCCGGCTCATGCCACCGCGGTCGCCGGTTATCTTGATGTTCTGGGATAGGGGGCAGATAGCCCGCATCCATTCGGCCATGCTGCGGACGCTGGCATCTTTCAGCGCAGCCTCTGCGAAGGTGTGGAAGTGGTGGCCTTTGGCGTCCTGCCAAATGTGTGATGCGGTCGCTGTGAACGGTTCCACGTTGAAGTCAACGCTGAAATAGACGGCATCGTTGGGGCGGCGTTCGGCCTTGCCTACATGCTTGCGTTCCTCGAAGGCATACGCGAAAGGCTTGTCTGCTTTCTGCTGTGCCGTCCAGTCCCCGTCAAGCAATCGGGCGCGGTCGTATGGGTCGAGGTGTTCCAGGGTCCGGGCATAGCCTTCGCGGATGGCCTTGTCCGGGTTATCGGCCACGGTGAACAGAACACGCCGCCTGTGTTTGGGTAGGTTGATGAAGTTGTTGTTGGCGTCCATGACGAACTGCGTCTTCACCCAACTCTCGGATGGGTTGCCGGTATACAACAGGGCCGGGCTACACTTGTCGGTGTGCTTGTAGCGCAAGCGGGATAGAAGCACCTGGCACGCCCTTGCTTGCACCTCTGGGGCTTCATCAACGAACGCATCGGTGTATTCCGTGGAGCCGAAGCGGTCATAGTTCGGGTCGCTCGGCATGTAGGACATATGCCGGAAGTGCTGCTCTGATCCGTTGGTGAACCGAACGGTGTGCTCCTGCGCGTTGTAGTTCCATGCCTCACCCGGCTTCAGACCCATCTTGTCAAGGGTGCTGAAGTAGGTGTTCATGGTGCTGTCACGAAGAGCGGTGAAGTTCTCGCGGCCAATGAAGCCACGGGTGCCGGGGAATGCCGTTCGGCGGTATATTTGCCAGACGCATCCAAGCCATGACTTCCCACCACCGGCCCCGCCACCGGCGAACACTTCAAGGATGGCCGGGTCTTCGAGGGAGTGCCAGGCATCAGTCTGCCTCTCGCTCAGGTCCACCATGTGCGAGACGGATGATAGGCGTTGGTATTTGGTTCAGCGTGATGTCTGTGCTTTGCTTTGCCTTGCCGTATGCCCGATCAAGGAGTATCTCAGCGGCCCGGATATTGCCCTGTGCTGCCATTGCCCGCAGCTTGCGTAGGATGGCATCTGCTGCGCTCACGCCGTCCTTCTCTTCCCCCAATACATCGGCCAATAGCTTGTCTATCTCAGGCAGCTTCTTGGGCCTTCCGTTGGGGTTGCCGGACTGTCCCTTCTTGAAGGGCTTACTGTTCGGTATGGGGTTCGGCTGTTTCACGACTGTTTAGACGGCTGTTTCAAAGTCGAATATCAAGCCTTGGTCCGATGTATGAATAGGTGGCATTGGGCCTTCCTCCCATTTTGCCTCTTCTTGTTGACTTTGCGCCGTTCTTGCAATTATACCTACCGGGAGCTTTGACTTGTTTCCAGTTTACACTTTTATCATGGGCAGATATGAACGATGGGTGTGCTGGGTAGTTGTTTAGCCTTTGGCCTCTGTTAGCAAACATCCCGCCCAAACTATCGAGAAGCACGAACGCAAGACCCAATCCTTGATAATCGGGCAGGGTGACAACTCTGCTGACGCCGTGTATCGCCTTGCCCTTATCTCGACCACTCGATACAGGTCTTGGCAAAAGAGCAGCAATGCACACGGGTCGATCATGCACGAACGCCGCGTAGCACTGTGCTGCCTTGTGTAGTTCGGCACTCATATAGTGATACGGTGCAAAGGTCTTCCACAGGCTGTAAGGTACACGCGCCAAGGTGACTTCGATGGCTGGTCTTCGCCTTCGTTCCGGGCGCTCGACCCGCCCGGTAGCCATGTCAAGCACCCAATCGGGTTGCAGCCATTCTATGATGTCGTAGTGGCAAGTGACAGCAACGAACCGCTTGTTGTTCTTGCGGATGAACTTTTGAACTGCATGGCTTGCAATCTGTGCCACTTGCCGATCCACCACAGACGTGAACTCGTCGATTACAATGGGGTCGCGTTCGTCTTCAAGGAAGTGTCGTGCAATGGTAGCGCGGAACTGCTCTCCATTACTGAGAACATGGAACGGTCGCGCCCATGACGGAATCGTGTTAAGTCCCACGGCTCCAAGTGCTGCACTTATCTCGGTCATTTGTTTGTCAGGGGCCAGCGCGTCTATTAGTGCTTTGTCATGCGGCCACTTCCATTCGATGGGTTCTCCATATGCATGTTTCATGACGGTTGATTTGCCTGAACCTGAAGGTCCGACAATCATTCCAATGCTCCATTCGTCTTCAAGTCCTGGAACTTCAACGTGCCATTCAAGTCGTTGCTTTTTGCCAATGGGACAATCGAACACGCTTTCCAATGAAGAAGTGCGGAAGGTGCGTGGCACCTCGCTTTCGATTACAATGTCAATGGCTTGCATTCGATGCCGATATTGGTGATTTCCTTAAAGTACTGTTGCTGCTGTGCCTCGCTTGTGCATTCAATCACAAGTCGGAAGTCAGGCGTGTAATCGCTTTGTCCTTCATCGTCGGCATCTATTGGACCTTTCGGAATGTCCAATCCCCATGCATCAAGGTCTTCGGCCTTCCACTCATTCGCCAGAGCATCCCAGTCCCATTCCCCGAAGCCCACGTTGTCCTTAATGATGAACTCCCGGCGCTGCTCTTCGGTCCATTCGTCAGCAAGGATAACGGGCACCTCCTTCATGCCAAGGTCAGCACAGGCCTTCAGGCGCATGTTCCCCCCGAGCACCATGTACTTGCCGTCTTTGTCGGTCACGGCCACGATGGGCCGCTTTTGGAGCATGTCGGGGAAGGCTTCGATGCTGTTCTTTAGTTTGATGAACTTCTCATCCCGCAGAACACGCGGGTTTGATGGGTTGCCCTTCAGCTTGGCTATCTTGATGGACTGCATCACTTCCGCTGGTCTATGATACGCTTCACGGGTCGAATCCTTCCGCCTTTCTCGGCCACCACATAGAACGTCTCGCCTTTCAGGTTGGTGCCGTATGCCATCGCCCGAAGCATCCGCCTTGCTCCCCTCCATGCCGTTGTCATGGTGACGTACCGCTGGCGGTTTGTCTCGCCTTCGGGCGCTCCTGGCCTGTCAATGACGAATGTCCAAGGCTGGGTCTTGTGCCTGCCCTTCTTCAGACGGACGTAGATCGGTGTCAACTTGCTCATGGTTGATGGGTTTTGTTGCGTTCTTCCATTGCTGCCCGGTCAGGGTCAGGTGCTTCTTGCCCTCATAGACCCGGTAGGTCTTTTTGGGGTCCATGGCGGCTATCTGCTTGCGCAGCCTACGGACGTTCCGCCCAATGGATTTCAGCTTGCTCACTGTGCGAAGGTAGTATTTATGGGTGAACCTGTGCAACCCCATCGGCTGTACCTCTCCAAATGGCAGGCCACAGGCCGGTGTTGCCCGTGGTGCTCACCAACTTATCGGCACCGGCGAAGCTATACAAAGTGGCAAGGAAGTTTACCGCAAAGCTGCTGTTCCCTGTTATGACTTTGGATTGGTTGGATGGTATTTGCATAGAACCTGGAGCCGAAATGGTATCTGGGAAGTGTTCCATGAACGCATTAAAGAACTCCTTTTCGTCGGTCAGTAGCATGTATGGTCCTCCCGCTTGTTCAGCGGCATCGAACATCTTTTCATAAGGCGTGGGACGTATTTCAGTCGCCTTGTCATTGCCTCGGTATATGACGCATGTTCGATTGCCTCTTACTTTGGTGATGTTGTATGCGCGGTCACCGACCTGTTGAGAAGGCCATGCGTAAGACCGGGCCAATTCATGGAGGTCTGCAATTGGAAGGTTCTTCGGATGCGCGTATTGCTGTCCGTGGTCGAAGTGTATGTGCGGGCCTTTTTGCTTGGATGAAGGGCGCAAAAGCAATGTCGACAGGTCTTGTGATGGGCTATCCTTGCAGGTAATGAAAGATCGTGATGCGTCAATACTGTCTGGCCACTCCCCGGTCATCTTGTGCCACTTGGATACTTCGTGAAGTATAACCGTAAGGCAAGATGTCAAACCTCCGCCGTGGATTATTTTAAGAGATGCCATACTTGGTATTGTGATCTTCGTGGGTGTAGCGGTACGTGTACAGGACGCGAGGAATGAACACCTCCGTCTTGATCAGGCGGGCTTGGCGTAGGCGGTCGCTGAAGTCCTTGTCCTCGCCAAAGTGCATGTCTTTGAACCCGATGGCGCGAACGATGTCAGCACGGATGGGTGTCTTGTGGAACGGCGTCCGAAGATAGGCGACCTTCTGCCGCATGGCTTGCGCTCCGCTGACCCATCCCGGCGCGTCCTTCGTCCATTTGGCTATCAATGGAATGGGTCCATGGCCCTCGACCAACTCAAAATGCCCAACGCAGTCCGGGTTGCTTTCAAGGGCTTTCAGGATGGTGGCAATGTAGTCTGGCGGTACAAGGTCGTCGTCATCCAGGTGGACGATGTAATCCCCCGTGCATTTCTCGACCATCGCCTGCCGCTTGGCTCCGATGCTTACCGTGCCGCGTGGGCGGTCATCTACCACCAACTGCCAGTGCGTAGAGCTACGACCAAGCAGGTCAAGCAATGCGCTGAACATAGCACCCCGCTCCGGAATGGTTGCTATGCACACCGATAGCTTCATCGGCTCAGGATAAGGTTGATGTCTCCGTAGTACAGCACCTGCCATCCCTTGCAGATGTCCATAATCTCGGACTGCCGTCCACCGTGTTCGATGCACAGCAGTTGCACCCCGTAGGCATCAAGGTTGATTTGCTTCAAGATGTCAATGTCCATGCCTTCGATGTCCATGGAAATAAACTCAAAGCGCCGAATGCCGTCCATAAGCACATCAAAGGTCACGCCTTGGACCTGAACGGCATCCCACCCAAGGTTGTATGACTTCCATGTCTCCCGTTGCTGCGGGTCAAGGCTCGACAACAGCGTGTCGCTGGCTTCGTGCAGAGTTATAGGTCCGCATTCGTTGGCAAGCGCAAGGTTTAAGCAATGGATGCGGTCGTTGCTTTTGTGCGTTTCCTGAAGGGCTTTGAAAGCCTTAGGCGATGCGTCAACGCACATCCCGCGCCATCCAAGTTGGGCCAGTGCATACGTGTTGCTGAAGGTCTTGCCGTCATTGGCCCCAAGGTCAAGGAAAGTGCCGATGCGTCCATCGAAATACCGCAGGATGTGCTCCTGCTCTTTGTTCTGGCTGTAGTCGATCATGGGAATCCGGCTGCCTTTCTGCGTTGGTAGTTCATCTGATCTTTTTGATACCACGAATTGTTGACGCGGTACAACTTGTCCTGCTTTTGGTTGCCTCCCCAATCCGGGCTTTCGTTCTTGATGATCAACCCCGGCACCTTGGCAAGCCTTCCGTCCCGCAAACCTACATCGGTTGCCTCGTTGTCGCACCATAGGCTCCGGTAGCTCGGGTGGTAAATATACCCAAGCCGTTCGTATTCCGCACGGCTCAGGCATTGGATGGTGTTGATGCGGTCCTGCCGTCCGTCCCACATCCATATCGCGCCAGGATCATCTTTGAACGCTTCACGGATGATGTTGTCATAGCCAACGACCTGCGGGATCATATCGTCGGACGCAAGCAGCACGATGTCCCACGGGCCAGCCTTGTCCATGTCGGCGTTGATGGCTTGGATCTTGTTGGTGTTACGCCCGTAGTTGATTTCTATGATCACGGGGCAGTCGCGTATCGCCTGAAGGACGTTCGGCTGACGCATGGTTGGGTCGGTGATGTCTGCACTGACAACAATGTGGCACAGGTCCGGCGATGCCAGCTTTGACACGTATTCGTGCAGCGTGGCGATGAACTGCGCGGGTCGCTGGCGGGTGGGGTACTTGATGAGTAGTCTCATGCGTCAGGCGAACTTGTTGGGGTAGCATTGTTTCAAAACGGCCAACACTTCAGCGGTGGACCGGCATACCTCGACGCGCCATCCGCAGGCACGTAGTTTGTCGGCCCATTCAAGTTGCGCGGGCGTTGGTTTGTTCTTTCCCACCTTCAACTCAATGGCAAGTCCGGCAAAGGAATACCTGCGCACCTCGTTCAGGTGGCGGTCGCTTTCATCTTGGCCGGGGTCAACGAACGGCGTGAAGATCAAGCAATCGGGGATGCCAGCTTTCATGCCCTTGGCTTTCATGTGGCCCCCGCTGCGTGGCGTTCTGAATCCTTCCATCGGTGGGTGGAACCACGTGAATCCGAAATAGTCCAGCACCTTAGCCACGGCGCGTTGAAGGTCGTTCTCGGTCATGGCTTTTCGCTTTGCCCCAGCAGCGCGGCAAGCACTGCGGGTTGGTTTGCCGGAACGATGCGGCCCACGAAGGTGTGATGCTGCCTGCACCACGCCACCACGCGGGCATCATCAGCTACGGGGTAGTTAATCAAGAACTGCTCGGCAAAGGCGATTGATACCCGAAGGTCGCCCCAATCCCGGCGTCCACGTGTTCCGCGCATTGCAGCCTGTCGGGATGCTATCGCGCCGCTCAGGACTTCACGAAGTGGCTTGTTGATCATAGCTAAAAAGGTGCTTCGGTGTCGATTCGGTTATCGGGGTGCGGTGCGGTGTTAACACGCGGCAAAGGTGGTGCAAAGGATCCGCCCGGCCAATCCAGCATCCGCGTTCCTTGCCCATCGAAGAGCAGGGTAGCAATGCCATCTTCCCCGTCCCGGTTCTTGGCAATGATCACGTCCACGTTGTCATCCGCGGCTTGGTCGTAGTACCTGGGTCGGTGCAGGAACATCACCGCTTCGGCATCCTGCTCGATTTCTCCGCTGTCTCGTAGGTCGGTCAGTCCGGGCGGCTTCACCGCTTGGCCTTTCACGGGCCTGTTGAGCTGTGCAAGGACTGCAAACGGCAGGTCCAGGTCTTTCGCCAGCACCCGGAGTTCGTTGCTGATAGCCGTCATGCGGTCGTATCCGGCCTTTTGCTTGGTAGACGGCTGAAGCAGGCCGATGTAGTCCACCCACACCACGTCAATCTTGTGTTTGCGCTTGGCGCGGTCCAGCTTGGCGGCAAGGGTACTGACGGTCATGGATGAACTTTCGTCCACCACCATTCGCGCCAATAGGTCGCCGTTGGTCACGCTCCATTTGGCCATCGCTTCGCGCTCCCTGTCGGATAGGATGCCGCGCTTGCTCTTCCATGCCGGGATGCCACATTCACCGCACACCAGCCTACGGCCAAGGTTGCGGTCCTTCATTTCAAGTTCTGCGATGTAGGGGCGGTGACCGTTCACGGCCTGCCTCCATGCGCAGGAAAGCATGTAGGAGGTCTTACCCATGGCGGGGCGTGCGCCGATGATCGTGACCGTCCCTGGCTCTAGGCGGATCCGCTTTTGCTCCAAGGCATCGAACCCGAACTGAATACCGCGGTCGGTGACTTGCTCGTCCACCACTTCGCTGATTACCGCATCCATGGTGCGCGGGTCTTTCGCGCTGAAGTCGGACAATAGGCGGATGTCGTGCGCTGCGGATGAAAGCAGGTCGAACGGATCCGATGTCGGGTCGTTGCCGATGTTCTGCAACCGTAGGCCCAGAAGGATTGTTTCCCGCTTCAGGTGCATCTGTACCAGCAGGGCGGAATGGTACTGGACGTGCTTGGTGGATGCGATGGCGGTGGTAAGCCCGGAAATGTAGACCAGCCCTCCGGCCAATTCCAAGCGGTTACGGCGCTTCAGGTCCATTACCACGGTCATGGTATCCACCGGAGCGCGGTTGACGTGTAGGGCGGCAACGGATGCCCATATCTCGCGGTGCGCTGGCTTGCTGAATGTGTCGGGCTTCAGGATGTCGGAAACATCAACGATGCAATCTGGGTAGGCAAGGCAGGCCCCAAGGACCGCAGCCTCCAATCGTTCGTCGCTGGTATCGGTGTTCACTGCATCCATGGCTTCGCGGTTGGGGATATGGTAGGCACTTCGGGCTTGGCTGAAAAGTTGTTCCGCTTCCACGTTCCCATGCGCTTGGCGATGTCGAACTTGTCCATTGTGGCGTAACGGGGCTTCGTTTCGGGATGTCCTTCGGTCCAGTAGTCGAAGAACGCCTTTGCCTCGGCATCGGAAAGGATGGCGCTATCCCTGTGGACCTTCAGGCACCTTTCACGGAACCCTTCATAGTCCAGTTTTGTCGTTACAATAATCGCGCGTTCCTTTTTTTCAGAGTTAGAGTTAGATACAGATACAGACATAGATAGAACGTCCGTTGGTCGTTCGTTCAACGGTCGTTCAACGGTCGTTGGATGTTCGTTCCTCTTTGCAGCACTTGCTTTGCCAGCTTCAGACCGTTGTTTCCTGCGCCCTTCGCCGTACTCCCTTGCCGATTCAACAAAGTCAAGGCTCATACCTTCCCCGTGTTGCGTCAACAAGTCCATGATGGCATCCGCTTCGCCCTTTGCTACCCGTCGAACGTCTGCCTCGGATAGTGGGCCGCGCTGCCATACGTGGAGCATGACCTTCGTCAGCGCACCGACCTGTGCGAAAGTCAGCCCATCGCATAGCAGGCCGAACTCCACAGGGTCGAACCGCATCCATTCCAACGGTCGTTGACCTTTCGTTGGGTTCCGTTCATCGTTCGTCATACCAAAAGGGCGCCCCCCATGTTCACCTTCAGCAGCCTCTACACTGCTTCGGGTGCCCATGAGGGGCGGGTATTTTGGTTCGTTGTTCATCGCTGGTAGAGGACAGCGGCCACCATGCGGTGACGCGGCTAAGATACTAAACTTTCCACTTGTGTCCGCAGTTCATGCAGACGTATCCGCGAATATCCGTAAGCCACCGCACGGCTATCCTGTCGCTTCCGCAGCATGGGCATTTCATAGCTCCACCTCTTCAGCATCTTCCTGCGCAAGCTCATCAAATAGCTGCGCCTCACGTTCACCCACGAACCGGCTGTAAACGGTGGCAAGGTTGCGGATAGCTTGCTTGTAATAGCTCTCCTTCAGTTCTATGCCGATGGCCTTGCGGCCCATGCTCACAGGTCCGTAAACCTCGGACCCTACACCCATGAACGGCGTCAACACCGTTTCCCCTGGGTTGCTGTACAGGTCCACGAGGCGGTCGATAACGTCAAGCTGCAACGGGTGGACGTGCTTTTCGTCGTCTTCCTCCCTCCCATCCTTGAACTCTAAAACATGGTTGTTCCGAATGTCATCCCACACGCTTGAAGCGTAACGCTGCCAAATGATGTGTGATAGCTTGTTGGTGCGGTGGTCTTTCCACTCCGCATACTTGGCTTTAATGTGTTCCCATGGCCCGTACTTGCGCTCCATTTCAGGAAGCATCGGATGCGCACCGGCGTACCTTTTCAGCCCTTCGGGGTGCGTCACCGGAACTTCGTTCTCACCTGCTTTTTTGAAGATCAAGACGTAATCGGGTGCCGCTGGGAAGCTGCGCGTGCTGTCCTCAATTATCATGCGGTGTGTCAAGCTCTTTACCATGGTGCGAATACGAACCTGCAAAGGTTCCTTCCACACTGTGATGCGGTTCATGAAGTGGAACCCGTTTTCAAGGTGCAACTTTATGATGTCGTTCGGGAAGTCATACAGCTTGTGCGCGGTGGTGTCGATTATGATGTCCTGACAGTGAACAGCGCAAATGCGGCCTGGTTTAATAACGCGACCCATTTGCTCCACCAAGTGCCTGTACTGTTCAAGGAACTCTTCGCGCGTGGCGCAGTTGCTGAAGTCATTCTCCGAGCTGCTGTAATTATACAAGCCACAGAACGGCGGCGAATAGATGGACAGGTCTATGGACTTGTCCGGCAGCGTGGGAAGCACGTACATGCAATCGCTGTTGTACAGCGCGTAATCTTCGGTAATGTGTTGGTCCTTGGTCATGGCTTAGAGTTGTTTCAGGAATGATGGGAGGTTGACGGCGTGATCGAATTTCGGGCGGTTGCCCTCGTGGTATGCGTTCAACGTGGAGTTGAGGCGGCTGAATAGTTCGTCCATCTTGGCAGACTTGCTGAACAGGCCATCAATGACCCGCTTTTGTCCATCGCTGTGAACGATGTCCACCGTGACCGAACGGTTCTGGCCAAAGCGCCAAAAGCGGCGGATGGCTTGGTAGTACTGTTCGTAGCTGAAGGTCGGGAAGTACACCGTGTGGGCGCAGTGCTGCCAGTTCAACCCGAACGCGGTGATCTTCGGCTTGGTGATCAATCGCTTGACCTCTCCATTGGCAAAGGCAAGCAATAGCTCTTCCTTCTTTTCGATGTCCATGGATCCGCTTATCTGACGCGCTTCAGGGTCCATCTTTTCCAGTAGGTCGCCCTCCTGGTTGAAGTTGCACCAGTATACCGATGTGTCATGGCCCTGCACAAGTTCCACTGCGCGTTCGCATCGCTTAACGTGGGTCATCTTTTGTTCGCTGCGGACCTCGCTCATGGTCTTTGCCACGATGTTGAACATAAGCATCTGACCGTCGATTACCCAGTTCTCATCATTGCGCACCGCGTGAAGGTTCGTGACCTTCTCCGGCAGGTTGTGCCGCGCATCGCTGAACCCGTGGTCGCTTGGCTTGCGCATCGAAATCGACCACCCGCTCACCCACTCAAAGAACGCGGTGTAAGCGTGGGGCTTGAGGTAGAACTTGGTGCCGATGTCCTGGGGGCGGATGTTGTTTTCGTTGTTGGCAAAGAACTTGCCCAGCATGTCCATGTAGCCCATGTAGCCCAAGGCTTCTGAACTTGTGCCCAGCTCAATAAAGTCGTTCGGGCTTGGCGTGGCCGTGAACAGGTAGCGGTACGGAACCTTGCGCATGAACGCGGTCACCTGCGCCTTTATGGACCCGTCGAAGTTCTTGAGGATGCTGCTTTCGTCAAGCAACACGCAGCCAAAGTCCTCGGCCTTGAACTTGTCGAGCCGTTCGTAATTGCATACCACGATACCCGCGCTATACCTTCCGTCCTTGCTGTATTCGATGTCCGTGATACCGAACTTAGCAGCCTCTTTGATGAACTGGAAAGCCACCGCCAGCGGGGTCAATATCAGCACCGGCTTGCCCGTGTGCTTGCGGTAGTTCACCGCCGTTGTCAGTTCGATGATGGTCTTCCCCAATCCGGTGTCCAGGAACACCGCGCACCGTCCTTTGCGGATGGCGTATTCTGCTACGTAGGTCTGGTAATCAAATAGGCCATCCGGCATCCAATCCGGTTCGATACCGTAGTTGCTTGGCCTGTGCCGTTTGCGTTCAAGTAGCTCGTCGTAGTTCATTGAAAGAGTACGCCCCCCACGTTCACAGTCCACACCGGCCAGGGTGCTTCGTGTGCCCGTGAGGGGCGATGTGTTGGTTGTGGTTGTCATTGCTGCTGGCCCAGCGTGATGCTGCAAACGTAATGATGTTTCGACAACTATCACAAGTTCGCCCGAAATTCTTTCAGCGCCTTTCGCTCCCGTGCTGTCCACATCATAGGCGTCACGTATCCGCCGCTTCTGTCTCGCTCCACCATCATGCGGTCATAGGCTGCACTTCCTTTTTCCGGGGTCCATGGGAACTCCCTTTCATCCATCTTGGACATTACAAGCCGAATGCTATCCGGCGTAGTGGTGTGCTGCATTATTGAAGGCTTGCACTGCTTCAGCTTTAGCTTTTTCATGGGTCTTTGCGTTTCAATGGTTTCGGTTCCTTCGGTTTATTGGTCCCGAGCAGCCACAAAGCTGTCAGACCTTGGTAGCGTACACCTTCGTAGGTGTAGATCTTGTCCTGTATCGGCGCTCCGGTGCTGTCGTTGGTGTATCCTTCCCGTATGGCATCACGGCCAAGTAGCTGTCCTGTGATGCTCATGGCTTGATGATTTCGAGTTGTTCGTTAGGGGCGGGCAGAATTATCCCGAACTCCGCCCAGTAGTTCATCACGCGGTCAATGGTGACCATCGCGTCTTCCTTGCTCAGTTCGCGCGTCTGCTTGGTGACCTCTACCTCCACGCCTTTCAGCCGTACCGTATCGGTCGGGTAGCACCCTTGGGCCTTGCACCACTCCTTGACCTTTTCCATGGTCCACTTCGTGCCATCGCCCATGCCTTCGCTGTTCAGGGTATCGGCAACAATCGTGAAAAGAGTGTGTAGGTATCCGTTCTGCGCGGTGGACTTGCGCCCACTGTGACGCTTGAACGTGACGGCGTACTGCCCATCGGGGGCCGCATCCAGGAGGGCGCGAAGTGCCGAAGCCTTCCATGTGCCGTCCTTCTTGTGGATGTAAATCGGCTCAGCCATGGCTGTTATCGGTCTGGGTCCACTGGCGAAGGTGGCGGGCTACTTCCGTCTGGTTGCCCAGCGTTTCGTTCACGTAGGGCTGTTCATCGAGCATGGCGAGGATGCGGGCGGCAACCCGACCGGACACGCGGCGTTCGTCAAGAAGCCGAATGATTTGGTCAAGCTGCCACCCTTGCGCTTCCTCGGTCATCGTATCGGTTACGATGGTTCCCATGTTCAGTAAAGCCAGCGAAGGAAGCTGCGAATGATTCCAACGGAGGGTCGAGCCTTTGCCGATTGCTTCGGTGGTGCCGGTTGGTGTACCTCTTTTTGCACCTTCGGCTTTATGGTCGGCTGTGCTTCCTGAACGAATAACGCGTTGTTCAGCGTGGTTTGTGGTGCATGCTGTTTATGTAGCATGTAATCAAATTCACGCTTTTTTGACAATATGCTCAACACCATTTGGTCAGTGATGCGCTCTCTGGTCAAATGAAGTTTACCACGGACTCTCTTAGCATGTCCGAGATGTATCATAGCTTTTGGCGCTCCGTGTCCTATTGAGTGTTTATGGCACCATTGGGCTTGGTTGTAAACGCCTGGATTGTTGCGAAGATCACCAATAGCCTCATGGTATCTTTGCAATGCACCGGACCTTGTAGATATATCCATTCTGTTGCTCATGACGTGTGGTGTTGTTGGTTGTCGGTCTGTGTTCAAGCTTCAAAATGGGAGCGATTCTTCGTCTTCCCCTTGGATGTGCTGCGGCTTGGCATTGTATGCCGCTGGCGGGTCGCTGGTGACGTTCGCCGTCATTGCAACCTTTTCACGGTCCTCATGCCGCACGAAGTCAGCAGGGATGGCAGGCAAGGCCGAACCCTTCGGAGGCTGCATAGCCCCCACCACGTTCGCCCATGTGTTGCCCTTCTTGTCCACCCGGTGCGCCACGGTCAGGTAGGCACCTTTGCCCACCAGCTTATCCGCATCGAACCGCTTGAAGTCCTCGTCCTTCAGCGCAGGCCACCAAGCCTTCAGGAACTTGCGCAGGTTGCTACCGTCCGCCACCGATGCCGTTGCAACGTAGCGCACGAAGCCCGGCATCATCCTGCCGTTGATTTCCACCTCGTGATCGGTCAGGAACTCGAAGTAGATCTCGGTGATACTTTCGCGGTCGTCCGTTCCCTTGGTAGGGTCTTTTGGATCGCGCAGGCTTCCCTTCCATGGGTTCGGCCTGGTCTTCAGGTAGGCATCGCGTAGGATGCCGATGTGCGTCCCTTCGGGATGCGGGGTAAAATTGGTACTCTCTGGCGCTTCAATAATCGTAGGCATGGTTCTATCGTGTTGTGCCTTTCGGCGGGTTTACTTGTTCGGGTTGCTCGTCATCCACGGGGAAGCGGGCCTTGGTGCGGTTGCAGAAGTACTGCTCCGAAAGGTACTCATCGTATTGCAGGTCTTCGCGCATCCGGGCCTCTTCCATCATGGCGTCGAACGCGGGGCTATTCTTGGTGGCGCTCATTGTTCGCGGGCTTTTAGCATGGCGTCGGCTTGTTTGTAAGCCCACTCTGCGGCGCTGTCGTAATCATCCACGATGTTGCAAAACTGTTGCATCGCCAGCCCTGCGAAGTGGTCGCGGAGGGTCATGCCGTCAGAGAAATGGTCTACGTTCGGAATAGGAAACGCCGGTCCTCCTGTGTTCTTATCGTTGCTCATGGCTTCGGGGAATGTTTGGTAAAGCGCAGCCCCTCGAAGCATCGGCGGGCATTGGCGGTCATCTCTGCCTGCACTTCAGGCTCCAGCAGTTCCAATGCGTAGGACGCCAGCACGATGCGCGTGACGGAACCCCGGTACTTCTTGGACCCCGGCTCGTAGGTGGCCGTGGCGTGCGCCAGCATATCGGTGGCGTTGATGGATCGGCGGACGGCGGTCATTGACGTGTCTTGCATGGCTCTGCGTGTTTGCGGATCAATTCTTTGAGCTTCGGTTGCGCCGCAATCATGTCGGCAGCAAGTTGGTATGCGTCTCGGCTTTCATCGACCTTCTTTGCAATGGCGATAAGCTCTGCCAGCAAATCTGGAGCGGCTGCGATAAGGCGCAGGTTCGTCATGTATTCGTCACATACTTCACCGTTCCCATCTGCCGTGAATCGTTCACATATAACGGTCCCGAATTGTCCGTGATTGCTTTCGACCCGAGTGCATTTATTGTAGCCGTACTGTGGGCCTTCAACTACATTCCAAGGTCCGGGGGTGTGCTTAGTTTCCATGGGTTCAATCGTGGTTGAGTTCAACAAGTTTGAGTTCGCGGCAGTCGCAGTAGCATTCCAGGTGTCCGTACAGCACCTCGTCCTGCTGGTCACGGTCCAGCGCGAAGAACGGGCGGGTGTCGATGCTATCGGGTCCGAAGCCCCGGTCTATCTCGACCATCGTGGGCGTCAGTGCATCGGCGCTCACCAGTTCGATGGTGTTGCCATCGCCGTCACATAGTTCGATTGCTCCTGTGGCGCGAGTGTGGAATGCGTAGGTGGGTTTCATGTGGTGTTGGTTGGTTGTGTCGGTCGCGCCCGCCCCCTTGCAACTTCCTGTTAACTTGGGGGAGCGGGTCGCGCCGATGGGGTTATTATGCTTGTTCGGTGACTATGGAAACCACTCCGCAATCAACAAGCATCAAAGCGGCTACCTGTGCTGCGTGCTTGCCGTTTTTGGAAATTGCCGTACGGACGATTGCCTTTGCCCTTTCTCCCGCCTTTGTCACAAAGGTCTTCCTTCCTGAGCATCCAAAGCACACGGTTCCGTGCATCATGTTGAAGGCATAGTTACCACTTCCTCCGCACCGCTTGCATGGAGCAGTCTCATACTTCACATTAAAGATTTTGAACTCTACATTGATGTGAGTGGTGGTGTTCATGGCGTGTCGTTGTTCGTTGATGGGTCAAATATAACACCGTTGTCCACTGTGTGCAACTTTATTTGCAGTCGGGCCGTAATTTAGAATGGCTTTCTAAATAGCGTCGTGCTGCCGCTTGACCTTCTCCACCCATTTCTCCATGCTTTCCTGCGGCTCCGGTGTTACGGTGCGCACGATGGAAAGGTTACCCACCCTGGCGCGGTAGTCCGCTGCCCGCTCTTGCTCAGTGAAGAACGTGTACTTGCCGAAGTGTCTCATGGCTTCAAGTTCTTATACCGTGCGTACTCCAGGGACTTGTTCCGCAGCCACGTTGCCGGGTGCTCCGGGTGGTCTGCAAAGGCGGAAAGGATCTCATCCAGTTCTGCCGGGTGGTACTTGACCGTGATGCGCTTCTTGCGCTGGCCCTTGGGCTTCGGCCCTTTTCTTCGTTGTTCCATTATGGGGATGTTTCGGGTCGCGCCGATGGGGTTACTGGATGCTCAGGACATCAATGTCCTGAGCATGTTGAAATCCGCAAAGAGTGAACATGGCGGCGTTGAACAACCATTCGTCGCGATCCGATTGGCTCATGCCCTTGGTAATGATTATAGCCTCCGAACGTTGCGCAATTTCTTTCATGCGCTGGCTAAGTACTTCCATTGCTTGCTTTTCGGTGTAGGTCGTGGTGTTCATGGCGTGTCGTTGTTCGTTGGTTTGACAAATATACAGAGTTGCACACTATGTGCAACACGGCCCCGCTATTTAGAACGATTCTAAGGAACGACAAAGCCCCGAACTTGGTCCGAGGCTTTGCGCGAATCAGGCTGCTGCCCTCATCTCGTACTGTGGCTGTGTGCCGGTTGTATTCCGTCAGTCCTCCCCGGTGCGCTATCACGCTGTCAAATCAACTCACCCCCATGGAGTGCGCAGGCGATCGCTAATCATTCCTGCGCCGGAGACTACGCCTGTCATCCGTGGTGGAGGTGCCGCTTGCGAAGGCGGGTCCAAACATGCGCTACACCGTGTCAACGTACTGACGGTGCAAGTATACTACTTCAACTCCACCCGCGTGCAATTCCCTGGCAGCGCCCCGCCCTGTGAGCAGTCCGTCTGCCATATGGCGGTGATCGTGCTCTGAGGTATGGTGATGGTCACGCTCGGGTACGTGGTGTTCACCACCACCGGAGCGGTGATGCTCGACACGACCTTGGTGTTGTTCCAGTAGAACGAACCATCGGGCCAAAGCTGGAGCGATGGCTTGCCGTTGCCGGTGCCCACGATGCGCCCGTAGTTCAGGCTGGTGGGCTTCCAGTTGGTCAGCCGGACCTGCGTGGCCGTGACGTTGACCGTGGCGCAGGTGGTGGCGTTGACCTTGGTGCCTGTCCATACGGATGTCCATGTGCCGCTCGGTGGCACCGGCGTCGGGGTTGGCGTAGGTGTAGGTGTCGGGGTGGGTGTCGGGGTAGGTGCCGCGCCTCCCATGTCCCGCGATGCGCTCACCACGCCCGTCTCATTCGCAATAAACGAAACGGGAGCATAGGCCCCCGGCCCCTTGTAAACCTTGGTGACACCCTTGGCGGTCAACTTCAGCAGGTTGGCATATCCATCGTAGCGCAGGCCCGACACGTCGAGGCCCCCGTTGTACTCCTGAAAGTCGATCTCGATGACGTTGGCCACGGAGTAGGTCGAATGGACCCATGTACCGATTGCCACGATGTTGCAAGCCCCCTTCGCCTTGATGAACACTTGATCACGCGGCGGCTGGCGTTTGCCGTTCTCGTTCTTGTTGCCAATGACCACCACCGTGCCACCACCGGGCCTGTCATATGCACCCTCGATCAAGATCAACGCCCCGTTGTCATCCCCGGACGGGCTGTAAAGCGTGATGGTGCTTAGGTCGTTGCCCAGCAGCCCGAAGCCTGCAATGCCGTTGCTGAATGCGCTGCACCCATCGAAGATGGACGGCGTACCGCGGACATTCAGGAACCCATAGCTGTTGAACCCGTATGCATAGATGTGCTGCACCCGGCTCGTCTCGCCGCTGTCCCAGATGGCAATGCCGGAACTCTTGAACGATGGGTCGTGGGGCTTGAACGTGTACCCACCCTCCAGCCGGAAGCCTTGGAACACGAACGATTCTTGATAGCCGAGGATGGTGTTGTTGGCCCACGTGTCCGTCTGGAATAGGTTGCGCTCAGGGAATGCCCGGCTCACCCACTTGGCGTGATCCACCTCGATCTGTGTGCCTCCCGTGGTGCCGCTGGCATCGGTGTAGTTGCCTGTGCCGCCACCGCTGTAAATGCCGAATCCCAAGATGCAGGGGATGTTGGTCTTGGCATAGTAGATGCCGCTGGCGTCGATGTTGGCGCGGCTCTGCAACCCGTTCTGCGGATAGGCGTCCTGCTTGTTGGGCGCCACGTAGCCATCAGTGGACCATACCGCATCATTCCAAGCGGCTGCGAACTCGTTGACCGATAGCACATCCGCTTGCGTCATGCCGAGGTATTCGGCCCAAATGGTGAACGCGGGATACTTGGCCTTAGCTGTGGCGTAGGTGTACTTGCCGGACAACGGGCCGGTAGCGAAGCTGCTCAGGCTGTACTTGGTGGCAAGGTCGATGGTCTGTGCCGATGCCACGAGGGACAGGCACAACAGAAAGGCGGTCAGTAGTTGCTTCATTGCTTTTTGTTTGGGTATCTAATCATCAAGAACAGGGCGATGGACAACAGCAGGAAGAACAGCGCAGCAGCCCTCCACCAAGAATGCACGGTAGTTCCTGGCGGACACGGCACGATCCGGTCCACCTCCACGGTCACGGTGTGGTACACGGTATCGGGCTTCACTTCCGCCAGCACGTCCAAGGCAATAGCCGCGGTATCGCACGGGCTGCCCGTTTGGATGCGCACCACCCGCACGCTCTGCCGTTCGTTCTCGATGCGGATGGTGTCGGTGGAACGCAGCAGCACTTGCCGCCACAGGGTATCACCGGGGATGTAGATGGTATCCACGACCGTGATGGTGTCCACGCGGGACAGTTCCGGGTGCTTGTCCACCAAGCGTTGCAGGCGCTTCTCAGCCGAGCACGCGGACAGGAGGAACAGGATGGGGAGCAGGTATCTCATGTCAGTACCACCCACATCACGCAGGCGGTGGCGATGGTTAGCTCGGTGATGTAGGCGACGGTTCCGGCGCGGTGGATCATTTGCTTCCAGTGAAGACCAATGGGCGGCAAAAGACCAGACCTATTATCGTAGTAGTTGCGTCTTCCATAGAGTTGCATGGAGCCAAGTGGAGGAATCCATTCACGCGCCATTGTAAGCCATGAAATGGACATGAATACCAAGTCGTAAAAGTTCGACTGGCTTACGTACCGCCAATCCAACACCCGCATCCTATTCAGCGCGTACCGGAACACGGCGCTGAACAGGAACGCCGATGCCACGGCATAGATAGCCGCGTCCCATCCGATCCAAATCGACGCAGCGCCCCACAGGTAGCATGTCACGAAGGCCCGGAGCATCCATCCGGCTCGGTGGTCGATGTCCTCGTGGCTGTTGATGCGCTCGAAGTCCTGCCATGCCTCGAACACGGCGAACAGGGCAATGATGGTGAAGATGCCGAGAGCTATCATGGTTTGAGAAGTTCGTGGTTCTCGTAGATGTTGCCAATGACTTCGCAAGTGGCGCACAAGTCATACCCCATCCCCGAGGAATCAACAGCAACAAACTCAGTTGTTCGATATTCGACAACGCAAGGTCCAAAGGCGTCCATGTGGTCGAGTATGTCCCCCTCGTAGACTTCCTTCCCGTTCTTGTCATTCAGGCCGGTGTACTGCATCACGGGGCAGTCCGTAGTGAACTCAACCCGCCTTTGTGATTGTAGATCGTAGAGCGTGTATGGTCCGTGCATCGTGTCTACGGTATCCCACACCCTGAACTTGATCTCTCTGCTCATGCCTGCTTGCCTTTGTAGTTCCTCCAAGTCCCGTACACCAACACCACCGCCGGCAGCAGCCCCAGCGGAGCGGCCCACAACGCCACCGTGTACAACCCGGCGACCGTAGCGATGCTGAACGCCACGATGATGCTGAACTGCGGCCACGGGGTCTTGCCGAAGCCGGTGGGACGGGTGCAGAACTCGTAGAAGGTTTCGCCGCTCATAGGTTTGCGTATTCGACCTCCGCCCCAAAGGACGGACAGGCTTTTGAGATCGAGGGGAAATCCCGGTGGCCAAGGATACGGGCCTTCGGGTATCGCGTCTTCAGTTCCTTCAGCAACTCCAGGAGCGCGGCCTTCTGCTGCGGCGTGCGTGTGTCCTTGGGCTTGAACGTGTCCTTGTCGATGCCACCCACGTAGACCACGCCGATGCTCTTCGCGTTCTGGCCTTCGACGTGTGCGCCGATGGTGCCCTCTGCGCGGCCCGGCTCGATCGTGCCGTCCAAGCGGATCAGCCAATGGTATCCAATGTCCCGGAAACCTCGTGCCTTGTGCCATGCACGCACTTCCTTCACGGTGTGCGGCCTTCCTTCAGGCGTAGCTGTGCAATGTATGACGATGTGGGTGATGTCACGCATGGTGCGAAGGTAGTTCACGATTCATGGATTCCAAATGTCACCGCATCCCAACATTGCAGCCCCTATCCGTCCAGTTTGACGCCGTGCTCCAACATTGTCTCGTAGAACTTCCGCCGCGTGTCATACGCATCGTCCCGCGTATCATCGCTTTGGTACTTCGCCTGGTCCCGCAGGTACTCCCCGAACTCCCACAGCGCCGCGTGCATCGCCTCCGCGCTCAGCAGCTTCCGGTGCAACTCCCGCTCTTCGGGGTCGCTAAGATCAAAGGTCAGGGTCGCTTTCATGGCTTACGGTATCCGAGCCTCCAAAGTACGGCAGCGATGTCGTGTGCCGCATCATGCACGGCCCCCTCGTCCATGTCCCAATATGCTGCGTGTAGCATCTCATGTATCAGCGTGTCCAGTTCCTGCCTACCGCGCAGCCCCTTACGGATGCGGATGCGCTTACGCTCGGTGTCGGGTGCGTCACAAATGCCAAAGGCGTCTTCCGGCAGCCGCGTGTACAGCAGCCGCCATCGCTTGCCCCTTATGACAATGTGCTTTTCCATTGCAGCGCGACCCGATAGGCAATGTAGAACCTCGCCCACCTATCTTCCGTGTCGGGCGGATTGATGCGTACCTCGACGCCCTTCATGGCGAAGATGTATGCTTCTATCAGTCGCAGCTTTTCGGCCATGTCAGTAGATTTCCCCATCCAAGATACGGATGTTCTTCAGGCGGAAATTGCCGTTGGACAGCACGTCGACCCACGCAAAGCCGTGGTTCCACTTGTTGTGCCGTAGGTAGTCCGGTGACAGGTGGCAAAGGCATCCAGTAGACCACGCCCCGCGCTGCTCTCCGCTCAGGCTTGGCTCAGAATGCTCCGACGTACGGTGGAAGTGTCCGCAGACGGCGTTCTCGCCCGTGCGCAGGTATAGCCACCGCGCAGGGTTGACGCCACCGCCGCCACGGAACTCATGGCCGTGCAGGAATGCCAGCTTACCAGCGCGGATGATGCGTTTGTCCGTGACCCACTCCACGCGGTCCGTAGCATCGGCACGGCCCGAGATGAACCGGATGAACGACAGCAGGTCGAAGCAGTCCGTGGCAAGCAACTCCGGTGCCTTGCGCAGCAGGTACTTCAGGAACCGCTCCTCGTGGTTGCCTTCCTTCCATACGATGCGGGCCTTGGGGAAGGTTTTGCGCAGCCCGTCAAGGAACTCCGCTATCATATCCATCTCCTGCCTGACGTAGCTTGCCAGGCTCACCTGCTCATGCGTTGAGAACTCCGACAGGTCAGCAATGTCCCCATCAAGCAGGATGATGGTCGGGTCGTTTTTTTTGCCGTATTCGATGGCCGCATCAAGGGCTTGCGCGTCATGGATCGGGAAGTGGATGTCGGACAGGCGAAGGATACGCTGCGCACCGTGGATGACGAAGTCCGTGCGGTCCTTGCCGAAGGTCTGCGGTGCTCGGTAGGAATGCCGGACGGTGCTGGTGTCCGCGCTCGATGCGATGGGGTTCGCCACCTTGTTGCCCGACCCGTTGGCCCTTGTGCCGCGTTGGTACTTTACCGACATCCTCACGGCATGGATGCTTTGGAACACTGCATCGTGCTTGGCGTATATCATCCGCGCCAATGTCAGGTTCGGAAGGTCCGGGTACTTGGTGCAGTACTTGCGGACTATCTCGCCGCGCTTGGTCGGGTTACTGGCCATGCCTTGATGATTTAAATGGGACGTAATCGCCGGGCGTCACATAGCCCCTTACCACCTCGTTCGATGGCGGCGCGTATCGCCAGCAGTGGTCACGCCGTGGGCCGTTGTCCCCCGGCACTATCAGCGATAGGTATACAACGGCATCGAATTGGTCGCCATGTGCATCGCGCACAAGGGCGTGCATCAGTCTTCCTGGTTGGTAGCTCACGGGAGTAGGTGTATGTATGCGGCCCAAAGTACGCACACCACACCTAACTCCAAAGATCTATTCGGCGTTCCCGTGCCGGTTACCGCATTGCGGATGGCATCGCCAATGATATGCGTGATGAATGCAGCCGAGGAGAACAGGCACGCGGCAAGGGCGATAGCGGCTATCATTCGTCCTTGGTTTTCACGAACGCCCCCAGCTTTTCCTCCAGCCACACGATCAGCTTGGAATCCGTCAGCTTGCCGTACTTTCTTGCCACGTCAAGCAGCGCGGTCGCACAGATGAACGCCGCCACACCGAAGAACAGGAAGTTGCCGGGAATCATCGTCTCGACAACACTTGCCGCCAGGAGCATTAAGGTGGTCAGCAGGAACTTCCGGCTCGGTCCCCATAGGAACTTGGAAGTCATGAACGCTGCGCTCGATAGCATCGCCCCCATCACAGCATCAGCCACCAGGAGGATGAAGTACCCGAAAATGGACAGCCCTATCATTTCGAGCGATGCCCACAGGCTTGCTGCGGCTGCCAGCAGGATCTTCACAATTACCTCTGCGGGTGTCCCCCCTACGATCTCCTTCACGGTAGTCATGATTGTGTGCTTGGGTGTCATGTTTTGTACTGTATGAATGGGCTGCGGAGTAGCGCGGCCTTGATCTCTTCCACGGACTGCTCCAGCGCCCTGCGCTCCCTCGCTGCTTTGCGGTCCTCGTAGAACCGCCAAAGGATAAATGATGTATAAAGGCATAGGGCGAAGGGGGTCATGGGATAAGGCCAGCGGCTTGGATGTTGGCAAAGGCCAGTTCACCAACCGCCAGTTGTGCGATGTAGCTGGCATGGTTATCGTCGTCCCACCCGTTAGCGTTCGGAGCGCCTACGGCAACGGGCGCGGCTTCCGGCCCGGATAGTTCATCGCTCTGCGGGTAGGGCGTGGTGTCAATGAAGTACGTGTCGGCATTGGCCGCTGCGAAGGCTTCATATCCCGCGTTCACATTGGCCTCCCCTGCGCTGCGGTTGAAGTCCAGCTTGCAGATGTTCCAGATGTGCTTCTTGCCTTCATCCTGCACGAATAGGCCGCTGATTACGTAGTCCATCATGCGCTTCAACTCGCCGAACTGCGTGATGATGTCGGCTGTCGGAACACCCGTCGATCCGTCGCGCTCCCCGCACCACCAGATCACCGCGTCCATCTGCGGGCGGAGGGTCGGGTACGCAG